TCTGCTTCTTCAAAGTCCATAGGTTTGTGCATACCAAATTGATTTGGTTCCCATTTATTAAATCTACATCTACGTCCTAGTAGTGTACCTATAGATCCTGATGATTGAGCTGTCTTAGATGTATGACCCATAAGATCTCTAACAAAAGGTACGTTTTGGTGATACTGATTAAATAAATTTTCTGCTTCTTGTTTTGTGTTTAAACCTAATTCTGCTTGTAGTTTTGCTTTACCCATACCATAGAATAAACCTAAATTAATTGTCTTGGCTTGTGTTCTAGATATGTTTGCCATATCAGCTACGGTCTGGTGGAAGTCTACTGAGTTATCTTTAAATTTATTTACAATGTTTCCAACTGAATCATCAAAACAAATTGGCTCTGTTGTAGCTGCATAGTGAACTACTAATCTAGGTTCTTGTTGTGAGTAATCAAAACAACCCCACTTGTGATTTTTTTCTGGAATAAATAAAGATCTAATCATTGGTCCTAGTTCTTTATTTCTTGCAGGTATTTGTTGTAGGTTTGGATTAGAATAACTAAATCTTCCTGTAACCGTACCTCCTTGATCTGATCTTATAGGGTTAATATCTGCATGTATTCTACCTTTATGTTGATGTTTTAATATAGTATCTATAAAAGTTGTATGCGCCTTGTTTATTTCTCTTGCTTTTGCTATGTTCTTAACCATCGGATGTTTATGGTTGGAAAGAAAATTTTTTGTAAATGAAGGAGCACCTGTTTTTTCAGTGGTACTGTATTCTAAAGACAGCTTGTCAAAGGCTTTGGCGATTGATCTTGCTGCCCATATTTGAACATCTATTCCTGTTTCTTCTTTTACTTTGTACATTAATTGCTCTTCTTGTTTACATAACTGCTGTTTCATTGTATGAGCTTTGTCGACATCAACGCACACCCCTTTAAACTTCATATCAATTAAACATGGAAACAATTGTGTTTCTAAATCAAATATATTTGTTAAGTTTTGTTTTGAAATTTCTCTAGATAATACTTTAAATAACTCTAATGTAAGTTCTGCATCTTTTTCTGCATAAGAACCTACATACATTGCAGGTAGTTTATACATTTCTTTTTTAGGATCTACACCCCAAGACTCTGCAGCTTCTTTTAAAGCTTTTTCATTCTTTACTTCTCCTAGATAGTCAAAGGATACACTGTTAAGTGAATACCATAATCTATTCTCATCAATTAATGAGGCCATAACCATTGTATCTATAATATGACCATTGATTGGTATACCGTATGCTTTAATCCAACATACATCATACATTGCATTGTGAAATATTTTTACAGCATCTGTTGCGCAAACTTTTTTAAACCACTCTAAAACAATTCTTCTATCCATATTACCACCGCCTTCGTGTGCAATCGGATAATAACCTGACCATCCTTCTACAGCTACAGCAATACCTACAATCTCACCATGACCTTGTATGGCCCCAGATCCTTTTGCTTTAAGATCAGGATCTTTTGTTTCTAAGTCAATAGCTATAAATTTTGCATCAGCTAAATTTGGAAACTCTTCAGGACAATCCCATTCAGTTTGTACCCCAAACATTATTTCTTTTTCCTTTTCATGTCTTCCATTTTTTTAATTTCTAATTCGCAATAATGTATTATCTTTTCTAGATCTTCTATACCATTTTTTGTAAGATATCTACACACATATTTTACAACGTTCCCCTGAAAGAACGAAAGATTATTTTTTGAAATAAATTCATACGGTTGAATGTGAAAAGATTTATAATGCTTTCCGCCTATCTGCTTATCTTGTGGAAATGCTTTTTTAAATATATCTGTGTCTGTCATATTATTGGTGCTCCTATGTTATATTGATATTCATAGTCTTGATTGGCTACAAATAATTTTTCTTTTGCTCTGGTTATACCTACAAAAAATGTACGGTGTTCTGGGTCTGCATCTTTTTGTGCTGAGTCATAAATAATTTTTTCTAAATCAGTAAATAAAACAACATTGTCTGCTTCTTCTCCTTTTACACTATGTATTGTAGATAATTTTATTCTTGCAGGTTTCATAAGATCCTCACCATTCTTTAGAATGGTTCTAATATAGTCCTTACTTGCTTCTGGAAAATTTAATACTTCCCAGTCCCCCGCTGCTCGCAGCCCGTGATGTTCTCTTAATCCATCCATATCAATCGAGGTAACATTATTTAGTGTCTTGCCTCCGGCAAAACCACGTTGAACATGGCCACCTTTAACTGTGAAGAATCTCCATAGTTTTTCTAATTCAGATTTATTTACAGAAGCGCCCTGGTTTAATCTTGTCCAGGTTCTGTATGCAGATAACATATCAGAATCTAAAAGAGCGTGTTGTTTAGCATCGAATCTTATATTTAAACTATACAAATGATCTTTAAGTTGATCTAACATTTTATTAGTTCTAGTTAAAACAAACCAAGTTCCTTTACTAAAATCTAAATCATAAAAATCTGTATGGTATTCTACTTCACCTTCAGCATCTCTAGGCTTCCAATCTTTTTCTAGTCTTTGAGACATATAAGGAAATATAGATTCAGCTAATTTATGTATTGTTCTAGGTACTCTTCTAGATTTAATTTGAGGATCAAAAGTACCTTTTAATTCTATAAATGTTTTTGGATCTGCACCTTGAAATGTATATATCGTTTGGTCATCATCACCGGCAACATAAGATCTTTGACATTTGCTTTCCATATAAAAAAACATATCCCATTGTAAAGGACTTAGATCTTGGGCTTCGTCGAGGAAGAGTACATGAATTGGTGGACATTTATCCTCCTCGACAAACTTGGAAATCATATCAAAGTATTCAATCATACCAGTGCTATCTTTGTAAATTTTTAAATCACTTTCTATCTGTTCAGTTAACCAAAGGTCTTGCGTAAAATGTAATTCTAATTCAACAGCTGCATCTTGCAAAGACATCTTTCTATTTCTAGCATACTCAATAACTTTCATATGATTATTTTTATATTGAATGTGACCAGACTCAGTAACATAACTTTCAAAAGATAAATCAGCGCAAACTTTAGAAAAATTTTTAAAACCTTTCCATCTTTCATTTTTTAATAATTGTCTTTTTGGATCAAAGCCACAATTTTCTGAACCGTATGCATGCATTGTGCTTATTACTACATTGTCATTTGGTATCCTTCTTCTTGCTTCATCTGCTGCTGCATTACTAAATGCAATGTATGCAATCTTACTAGGCTCTGTTTTTTTTAATTCTTCTTCAACATACTGCATAAGTCTATAGGTTTTGCCTGTGCCAGGAGGACCTGGTATTATTGTTCTATGCAAAAGGTGGCTCCTTCATTGCATCTTTTCTTACAATAGGTTTATTCATTTCTTGTTGTGTTACACACATGTACCTAGTGCTTTTATTATTTATCTTGCCACTAATTTCCTTGCCGTCAAACATTGTTAAAACCATACGAGATGTTTTTTGTTTAGTGTATTGTTTGTCAGGCCATTGTTTTGTTCTTAACATATACTTCCAGAGATCTTTAAATTTAAAATAAGTTACACCATCTTCCGTGTATGAAAGACCTCTCAACATATCTTCCCAACCTTTACCTGGTGCTTTAGTAGAAAAATCTATTAGTAATTCTTTTAGTTGTACATCTATCTTTGTAGACTCTGGAGCTTCTTGAGGTATTACATTCTTTAATAATTTATTTATTGCTTTTCTCCATATATGCTTACCTACTGGAGGCATAGCCATATTAATTTGTTCTAAACATTTTAATGAAAATTTATCTGAGTCATGTAACTCTGATGAATCTACTTCAACTTGTTTATCACCTATGGTTACATAAAATAAAGGTGGATCAGAATCATACTTTTGTATTTCTTTTATTTCTACTCCAGGTACTTCATCATCGCCTACACCGTATTCTTGTAATACACATTTTTTAGAATTACAAAATGATGCAATAGGCTCATCCTTACATTTGTATTGATAATCTTTACCTTCTATAGAATTAATTGTTTTATCTAATTCATTTTTATCTAATGGTGGTTTGCAATATGCATCGTTATATTTAAATAGTTTTGTTTGCCAATCTGTATATCTTTTCTTACAATAGACACCAAAGTTATAGATTGCATTATTTCTTTGACCATTAGGTATACCTTGTTTTGCAAGTGATGCTAAACATGGAGGCGCACCTTTTAATAAATCATCTTCTTTCTTAGATTTTTTTTCTTTAACTTCTAACTTTTCTAAATTAGTTAATGCTATTTTATCATAAGCATCAAAAAATTCTTGAAGAGTCATTGCTGAACCATCTTCTTTAATACCATATCTTACTGTTGTTTCTTTATTGTGATAAGGAAGATTTAAAAAACTACCTGTACCACCTTTACTCATATCAACTTGATTTTGTTTTGGAAATATTTCAGCTCTAGAATATCCTAGTATAGCTGCCATATCATTTAATTTACTTCTAAATAATGCTGCGGGTAAAAATTCTTTTGAAAATAAAAATACATGTGCACCACCTGATTTAGATCTACATACAATTAACGGAAAATTATTTTCTTTTATTTTTGTAATTAATGCTTTGTGATCAAAGCCATTATATAAATCAATATCGATACAAGACCATCTACACTTATTTTGTTCATTAATAGGTATGATACCTAACGCAGGATCTTTACCTTGAAGATGTTCTTCAAACATCTTTATTGTAGGTGGTTGTTTAATAATAAAAGATTTAGTCTTGTGTTTACCTCTATCATCAAACTCATCTGTCTTTCTAGTTTGACCGTAGGCACTAAACGATCCTCCAAATATATCTATAAATTTATCTAATTCTGTCATGTCCACCAAAAAAATGGGCGGCATTGCTGCCGCCCAAAGAACTGTTAGCTTCTGTTAGCGAAGCTATTGTAGAACTTTTTAGCACGTTCATACATATTAGCATCTTCTAACATTCCAACTTTCTCGATATTAAAGCCATACCATTGATTACCTTTTCCTGTATTTAATACAGAAGATAATTTATAAATGTGACTGAATGATGGTGGAGTGTAAGGACCATTCTTACCATCTAAACTAATAGACTTCATCATGGAGTTCCACTTTCTGCTAACTTTACCTTGAGATGAACTCATAGATATCATAGCAGTTTCAGATCCTTTATCACCTGCGATAATCACAAAGTGTTGTCCTACAGTTAATATGTAGTTACCATTTTGCAATCTGTCTTTACCATCAGGTCCTTTGGTAGTCTTTTCAAGAATGTCCGAAGAGTCAGGATAAATCATTTCAGGTCTACCTGAACCTGTTCCATAATCTGCCCACTCTTGGTATTCTAACTTATAGTAACATGGAATAGTATGTATTCCTTTATCACCATTGTATAACTGTTTCGTAACAGTATTTAAGAACATACCAGGTTCTGCACCTTCTACGTAATTTTGATTACGTTTCTGTGCTTCTGCTGATCCGTTCTGTAGTAGTTTTAAGATTGGTGGAGCCAGACTATCTGTCTTCACATTCTCAAAACCCATTTGCGCATCTGCTTCGAATAACGAAG